AATCTTCGTGTAATCTTTGTTCATTGGTGTTCCCAATGCCGTTTCCGCCTTGAAAAAAATGATTAACGGCCATGACATTATCCTATCATAATTGCTGGATTTAATTCGTAGGTACTTCTTATCTCTTGTTCTAACTTTTCAATATCCTGCAACGCTTCTGAATAAATTTGTTGACCATTTAAAGTAACGCCACCAACCATAGCAACGCCGTTAAATTTTGATAAGTTAGCACCCCATTGTTTTTTAAATAATGCTGTAACATATCTTTTTAAATATATGTCATTGTAAACATCTGTAAATACAGTAGGGTCTAATTTTCTATATGCCTCGATAACAATATACTCATCTGTCGTTAAGTCATTTGTCCAGTCCATATCAATGTATAGTCTGTTATCGTGTTGATTAAATCTTAAAGGTTTTTCACCAACTAAAATATGGTCTAAGAAGTCTAAATGTCTTAATACAACATCATAGTTAATAATACTTGTAGATGAAAAATCATACAAGTCATTTAATCTTAATTGGTATCTTACATCAAATAAGTTTAAATTACCTTTATTAGAAAATGGAAAAATGTTTATAATAGAAACAATAGATTCTGGTACAATTAAATAATTTTGGTCTTCATTCCAAGTTGTTGTAACAGTACCGTCTGTAGCACTTTCTGATACTGCGTTTATATTAGTTAAACGAGTCTTATCAGCCGCTGTTAATTTATATTTTAAATATGTTCTTCTAATACCATCATAATGATATTGAGCGTAATACTGTAATGCTTCATCAATTCTATCTTCTAGTTGTTCATCACTAGCATTGATTTCTATTACAGGCTTACCTAAATTTCTTAGGGCATACTGTTTTAATGTTTCTCTTGTATTTGGATTTGCCATATAATTATTTATCCTAACCTAAAGCAACCGCTTGTGCGATTGCAAACGGTTCAGTTGCGGCTGCTTTGCCACCTATTTGAACCGTACCAGTAAAGTTTATTGTTGAACCTGCAATATAACCTTTTATGTTACTAGCAGCCACAAATTTTTCTGTGCCGCCATCTGATATTGCAAATCTATCAGCGTCTGCAATTGTGATACTAGAACCATCTGTCATACCATCAATATTAAGAACTGCCTCTACATTACCATATTCTAAGGCATTTCCTGATGAATTTACTTTTAAGACCTGACCTGCTGAGCCTAAACTACCTAAACCTGTACCACCATCTGTAACTGCTATAGTATCAGCCGTTTGAAACTCTGCAAGACCTGTTACATTAGAACCTGTAAAGGTTGCTTTTACTGGAGTTTTATCTGCCATCTTATGCTACCACCAATGTTGTTACATCTGAACCATCTGCTTTTGTAAATGGTATATGTAGGTTACTTAAAATATCTGATATTGCACCTGAAGTTTGTAAGTCAATATCTGAACTAGAACCATCTGCCTTTAAAAAAGGTATTTGTGCTGTATTAGGTGTTCCTATTGTTACAGTATCAGAACCAGAATTACCTGTAATACTTATTAATCCTGATTGTGCTAATGTTAAAGTATCAGTAGAACTATCAGCAGCTACTACTGTCGAACCATCTGGCATTGCAATATTTTTAAATATATCACCACCGCCACCTGGTATTGTAATTGTTTTTGTTGCACCTGAACCTGAAGCAGTTACACCAGAACCAACAAAATTTAAAGTTGTAGCTGATGTTGATAATGCTGAACCTTCATCTTGTACTGCTAATGAAGCTGCACCTGCAATTGTTAAAGTATCGCCTGTTAAACTTGTTGTTACACCACCACTACCTGTTATCTTAATAGATTCGCCAGCGTTAATTGTAGAAGTGGTTGATGAATCATCAACAACTGTTAATAATGCACTACCTGTGCCTTCAGCTAATTCTTTTACATTTATAACATCAGCATTTGCTGGTGCCGTGCCAAAAGTTAAAGTTGTTCCTGAATATGAAAAATCGTTTGTCGGTCTTTGAAAAACACCATTTACAAATACTAAAAATTGGTCTATTTGTTTATCTGCTGATACAGTAAAACCTGTTGTTGAACCATCACCAGTAAACGACCTCACTAAACCTAAATCATTAAAAGTATTTGCACCTTCAACTAATTCTTTAATTGTAATTGCTGTGGCATTTTCTGGTGCTGTACCAAAAGTTATTGTTGTTCCGGAAACTGTATAGTCGGTTGTTGGCCTTTGATAAACACCATTTAAAAATACTAAAAGATTTTCAACATCTGCACCACTTGTAACTGTAAAAGCAGTTGTTGAACCGTCACCTGTATAACCTCGTACATCACCACTTAATGGAGATGATGAGTCACCACTACTTGTTCCACCAGCAATTTCTTTGATTGTTCCAGAATCGTTTATATAAAACTTTTTGGCTGAAGTATCTATACCAACTTCACCATTTGCTAAATCACTAGCAGTTGGTGTACTGGTCCCTCGCTTAAGCTTTATAATTGTCGCCATTAATAATATCCCTTATTCAGTTGACGACTAATTAAAATGAACCGCCGTCAATCGTAGTTACTGTAACCGCTCCCGAGCTAACTGTAAAGTTGTCTGAACTAAATGAAGCGACCCCTTTATTTGAAGCAGTAGCGTCTTCTCCTGCGATTGTTAATGTTTGTCCTGAAATTGTTGCGTCAACACCTTCACCACCTGCAATTGCAATAGTTTCACCTAATGCTATATTAGATACAGTTGAACTGTCGTCTGAGAAACTAATTTGAGCGCCTGATAGTTTAGATATTGCGATACTACCTGCTAACATTGCATTTGTAATACCAGAAGCTTTAACTCTTAAAGCGTCTGAGTTTACTTCAATAGATGAATCATCTACTGCAACATTTAAAGTATTACCTGTTTTTGTTAATGCGTCACCAGCAGAGATTTGACCTGCGCCAGAGAACTGAGCAAAAGTAATATTAGTTGAACCAAAAGTTGGTGTGCCGTTGTGAGTTGCAACATAACCGTTATCAGCATTTGCTGTACCTTCTTCAGCAAAGAAGAAAGTACCGCCTGTTAATTCAGCGGCTGTGTCTGCGTCTGGTGTTCTTGTAAGTACAAATACTGCACTTGCACCACCAGTAGCTGTTACTTTATAGATACCGTTTTGTACTGCACTAGCTTGGTCTTTAACAAGTATTCTATCATCAACTGCCATAGTAACGCCATCAACTGTTAACGCACCGTTAGCGTCAGCAGTTAAAGTGCCTGCACCGTTATTGTATGTTACGGCTGCAAGAGCAGCTGCTGTAGCAACTTTTACTGAATCTTTAACATCTAAACCGTTTGCAACACTATCAACATATGCTTTGGTAGCAGCGTCCTGATTAGCTGTCGGGTCTGTTACATTTACAATTTTACTTGTATTAACATCAATATCACCTGAACCATTAGGGTCTAAAACTAAATCACCGTTTGTATTAGTTGTTGATATTGTATTACCGTCAACTGTAATATTATCTACATCTAAAGATGTTAAACCGTTAATGTCCGTTCTTGTTGCACCTAAATTAATTGCGTCTGAACCAATTGTTATTGATGAATTTGCAATCATGGCATTTGATACTGTACCAGTATCGCCTTGACCTACTAAAGTACCTGCTGAACTTGGTAAAGTATAAGTTTGATTACCAGAAAAATCAGCGTGTGCTGGTGCCTGTAATTGTGCATAGTGAGCGTTTGAACTTTCACAATATAATCTTATAGCAGATTGAGCACCATCATTTTTTACATCAATAATACCAGTTGTAAATGTAATTCTATCATTACCACCAATTTTAAAGTGAATTGTGTCATCTGTATCAGCTGTAATACTTGTATCAGCGTCAGCGTCTAAAACTAACTCTGTACCATTCATATCAAGACCGTTAAATACGGCATTGTTATCAAAACTGATTGTCATTGTATCGCCTGATAAAGCAGTTGCGATACCTGTACCACCTGTAATTTTTAAAGTTTCTGTTAATAGGTTTATAGATGTTGATGTGGAACTTTCATCAACTAAAGTAAGTGTACTTGCTGGAGCTGCAAATGACAAATTACCTGAACCGTCAGTTGTTAATACATGACCGTCTGAACCATCTGAACCTGGTAAAGTTAACGCTAAATTTGAAGCAACAT